CTCCATAGTAGGACAGGTGTTGGAGCAACTGGAGAATACTTGCCAAGTGATATCGACAGACAAGTTGGCCTCGGTATCCTTGGATTAGCTAACTTATTAGCTAGACATGGAGTAACCTACGAACAATTTGGTAGAGCATTACAATGTGTGAATAATCATGGAGCTATTGTTACCAGAGCAGAGCATCTTGCCAGTGAACTTAGATATGGTATTGAAGCTGCCGCTGAAGTGGCTAGGGCTAATAATATGGTTAGAGCATTCGCTATTGCTCCGACAGCCTCTTGTAGTTATAGAAGCAAGAGTGTGGATGGCTTTACGAGTACCCCAGAAATTGCACCCCCAATCTCTCGCTCTGTGGACAGAGATAGTGGGACATTTGGAGTGCAGACCTTCAGCTATGGACAAGTAGAAATAGCAAGTGAAGTAGGATGGGATTCCTACAAGAGAGTAGCAGATGAGATAATGATTATGTATAACAAGACGGGACTTCTTCACGGCTACAGCTTCAACTCTTGGAG